CAGTAGCCAAAGCAGCAGGAGCAGGCGAAAAATCACAAGCGGCATCTGATATTAATGTAGCTCATGGAGCTGGTGGAAATGCGTATCAACATACAGCTGCTGCTAGTACTCCCGCCACAACAACGGCATCGACAACAACTACTGCAACTCCTACAGTTAATCCTGTCGAAAAACAAATGCAAGATATAGCAACTAACCCACAGTTAACTGCTAATCAAACTGTTACACCCACTAAGATTGCGTATGATTCAGCCACACAAGATATAGCATCTGGAACAGGTCAGTTAACAGGTGACGATCCAAAGGGTACAGTAAGCACAGCAACTAAAGCAGATGATGTTGTATCACCTACTGCAAAAACTGCAGAAACATATACTGCAGATAAAAGTGAAGATGATGTAAAGAAGATTACAGATGATCTTGAAGCAAAAACTTTAGATAAAGATAAGATACAAAAAGTAACAGCACAAGAACAAACAAAAAGTTCTGTGTCTGATCTTGAAGCTGAACAAGGTGAGGGTATTCTTATGGATGACCTCAAGAAAAGACAGTTACAAGAAGGTGAACTTGTTGAAGGTGTAGCTGACGCAAAGAAAGGAGCTGCATTTACTGAAGAAATAAAAGCTGCTCAAGGTGAAGTATCGGATAAGTCAACTATGCGATATCAAATGTCAGAGTACATGAAAGACTTTGAGGATGGTGGCGTACCACAATGGGCTGCAGGTGCTATGAAATCTGTAATCAATCAAATGGCAGCTCAAGGTATTTCAGGATCTAATGCTACGCAAGCCGCCATGCAAGCTATGTTAGAAAAGTCTATTGACTTAGCTAGTGTAGATGCAGGTACGTTTGCTAAGATGGATGCAATGAACTTGTCAAATAGGCAACAACGTGCTATGCTTGCAGCTGAACAACGTGCTAAGTTTATGGGTCAAGAGTTTGATCAAAAGTTTCAATCTAGAGTTATCAATGCATCAAAGGTATCCGACATTGCTAATATGAATTTTACTGCAGAGCAAACTATTGCATTAGAAAATAGTAAGATTGCTAATACAATGAATCTTGCTAACTTAAATAATAAACAAGCACTTGTAATGGCTGAAGCTGCCGCCCTATCTAACTTAGACATTGCTAATCTAAATAATAGACAACAAGCACAAGTTGAAAATGCTAAGAATTTCTTGGCTGTAGATATGGCAAACTTAGCCAATGAACAACAAACATCTATGTTTAAATCACAAGCATCTATTAACTCTATACTTAGTGATCAAGCAGCTAGTAATGCAGAGAAACAATTTAATGCTACTAGTAAAAATCAAGTCAATCAATTCTATGATCAGCTAACTACACAAGTAAAACAATTTAACAATGCACAAGAGAATGCTATAGGTCAATTTAATGCAGGACAAAAGAACTCTATGAGTCAGTTCAATGCTCAAATACAAAACCAACGTGATCAATTCAATGCACAGAATCAACTGGTTATAGCACAAAGCAATGTGCAATGGCGTAGAGCAATCGCTACAGGTGATACAGCCGCAATCAATAGAGCTAATGAATTAAATGCACAGTCCTCATTGCAAATGTCACAGATGGCGTATCAACAGATATGGCAACAGTATGGTGATTCAATGGAACGTGCATGGACTTCAAGTGAAAATGAATTAAACAGACTTACAACATTAGCAACAACTAAAATGCAAGTTGAAGGTCAGATGCAAATGGCAGAAGACCAAAGAAATGCTGACAGTATCGCAGCCGTAGGTGGCTTATTGATGGACTTTATATTTTAATGGGAGTGATAGATGAGTAAGATAGCTAGAAAATCGTATAAAGAAATAGAAAAAATGTTTAACAGTATGGGGAATGATCCTGTAGAATCAAGAGGTTTCATGGGAAACAAACCCAATACAAATAAACAGAATAAAACTGAAAATAATCCTAGACAAAATGTTGCTGAATACATGCAGATCATTAGAAATAAAATAAAGGACTTGCGAAATGCCGACAGTTAATGCAAAAGAAATAGATATGTTTAATGCTCCCATTCCCGGTGAAATGTTAACTGCAGAAATGGGTGGTAGACCTTGGCAAAGACCACCACAGTTTAATACTGTGGAAGAAGCAATGGATTTATACGTAGATAAATTAACTGATCCTAAAATATCAGCCAATACTGTGTCTGTTATACAGGGTGGTGTACCTATAGGAACATTAGCTGAAACAATAATGACAAGTAGTGTGATGCAGGGTACGCACAGTATTGATGTGGGTATTATTGTTGTTCCTTTTATCATGGAGTTAATGGAATACTTATGTATTGAAGCAGGACTAGGACCAGATGATTATGATATGGGTCTTGACGAAGAAGAGGATACGAGTGTTGTGGATAGTCTAGCAGCTAAAAAGTTTTTTAAGAAGTTTGAAGATCAATTACAAAATCCTGAAACGCAACCAAGAAATATAGATGTACCTCAAGAAGAAGAAGAAGAACCAGAGATGGAAGGTGAACAACCTAGAGGACTAATGGCAAGAGGAGGTATGTAATGAGTTTAGCATTATCTTTTATAGGTGGCATGGCAAAACGTGGTATGCAGTTGAATGATGAACGTAGAGCCATAGACCAACAGATAGAATTAAAAACCAAACTTTCAGAGATTGAGAATAAAGCCGCTATGCGTAGAGCATCTGCTGCACGTAATCAAAAAAGACAAGACACAAAAGAAAATGCTTTATCTACATGGAAAGCATTAAGTGGTCCTAACTATGATGAAGCTACAGTTGAATGGGCTGCAAGTCAAACTCCAGAATTACAACAGTTAATGTTGCAACAAGTAACTGATGGTGCAGACTTTAATGCTTTAGTAAAAATGAATCAAGTAACAGGAGATGATGGTACTAGTTCATCTCAATTTTATTTAGATAGAGATTTATTATTTAAGCAGAAAGAAGCTGAAGCAAAGACTATGGAAGAAAGATTAAATCAAGAATCACTAAAACTTTTAAATGAAACTGATCCTGTTAAAATTCAAAAGCATAATGATAATATAGCAAAGATTATTTCTATTATTAGTTTGAGTAAAGAAAAAACAAATCAACCAATGAAAGGTAGTGATATTCGTCAGTACTGGAAGGCATCGGCCAGTCAAGCATTTACAATGATAGGAGATGAAAAGGTTTCAAAATTAGATGTATTAGAAGGTGACGCTTGGACATCTCCTATTGGGGACTATCAGCAAGCTGTTGATAATTTTGAAACTTTTATGACTAAGATAGGTAGGGGAGATGAAACTGAAGTAAACGCTTTTCTTGAAATGGAAAAGGGTAATATTGATAAGGCTTTAAGTAGAAAATTTAGTGAGTACTCATCTAGAAGATCAAGTTCAGGTGAGCCTGAAAGAGATAATGTAAATGTAAAGTATCAACAAGTTAGTGTAGATCAATGGAGATTTCCACAAGAGAAAAATGCCGAGTGGACTTGGATGAAAAAAGTTTTAGAAAATGCAAACTACCAAACAGGATATTCATTTGATCTTATAGATAATGCAGGCAATATTGCTTATAAAGTTTTGACAGCAAATGGAAAAGGTTGGGCTATGAGCATGAATAGTGATACTCCTACTTGGACTAGTCTGAAATAATATAAAGGAAATACAGTGATACTTACTGAAGAACAACTTGAAGCGTTAAATCCAAATAACAATAACTTAAAAAAACCTGACACTACTTTTACTGTGCCTGATGATTTTGAATCAGGGCATTGGGAAGATATGTCTGAAGAAGAAGTTAATTTAGTTAGAGAAAGAAAGTTAGAAGAAGAGAAAAGAAAAGAAGAAATACAAAACGAGATAGAGATTGATAGTGAAGAAAGTATTGTTAGTAAAACTGTAGGTGATATAGGCTATGGTATTACTGAAGTACCTAGAGCCATATTCGGTGGTCTTGAAAGTGCTATTAATGAAACTGCATCTTTTCTTGGTGATGTAGAAAATGCTATAGAAGATTGGACAGGGGCAGGAAGATTTGTATGGTCAGGCGATAGTTGGTGGCCAGATTATATGAATAGAGAAGAAGTAAAACAACTACAAGCAGATGGTAAAATAGGATTAGGTAATACTATCTTTGATGGAATTGAAAACGCAGATTTTATAAGTGATGAATATGAAACAGTAACAGGTGGCATAGCCAAGAACGCTGCTACTTTTGTGTTTGGTATGATAGGTGCAGGTAAATTAACTAAACTAAAGAGTGGTAAGAGTTTTAAAAACTCAATGGTTAATGCTGCAATAGCTGATGCTGTAGTCTTTGATCCTGAAATGGATAACTTGTCTGCATTTTTAAACCAACAAGAGTGGGCAAAAAACTCTGTAACAGAATACTTGGCTACCGACATGAGTGATAGTAGATTTGAAAATAGATTACGTAATGCGGCAGAAGGTGCTATTATAGGTATACCATTTGAGCTTATGGTTAGAGGATTTAGATTAGCAAAACTAAAACAAGAAGCCAAAGCTAACCCAGAAGATAAAAATTTATTAAAACAAATTGATGAACAAGAAGATCAAGTCATCAGACTAGCAGAAGGTCAAGAGATCAAAGGACATAAACCAAAAGAAAAACAAGTTACTGATGCTAAAAATTGGCTAGGTAAAAAGAAACAAATTGACCTTGACAAAATTAATTATAATACTGCAGTAGAAGCAGAGCAAGTAAAGCTTTCTGTAAAAAATAAAAACACTAGTGTAGAAGGTCAAGCACTTAGAATACAGTTAGCTAAAGACTTTGAAAAGAGTACAGAAATACCAGCTCATTATTATAATGATGCAGGAGATCTAATCTTTACCAATGAAAAACCTATGAAACCTAGCATTGTGAAGAAGGATAAAAATGGTAAAGAATATATAGATGAAAAAGAATACAGACGATTAGGTACAGTACTATTAAAAGATCCTAATAGGCAGGCAGCAGTAGATGATTTAATAACGGCAGGACAAGGTGCTAGATTAACAGTTGATGAAACTGTGGATCAGTTTTTAAATATTGAAGCACTAGATCAGATAACAGCATTAGCTAAAGACTTTCAAGAAATGTCTTTACAAAAAGGATATAAGGGAATTAAATGGAATCCAAAAGAAAAAGTGATTGACAATATATTTACTATGGCATTGTCTGATCAAATGGACACAAAGAAACTACTCACTACCCTAATGGACAATGGTATGACCTACAATCAATTTGTATTAGCTACAGTAGGTACAGGTTCTCAAGCAGGTAAAGTGCTACAGAAGTTAAGTCAAGTAAATAAGTTTGCTAACCAAAGGTTAAAAGGTTTAGCTGATGATAAGGCTATCAAAGATTCTATGGACAATCTAGGTGATATGCATAACTTTTTTCTACGTGTAGAGAACATGCGTAGAGGTGCTATGGTATCATCCATTGCTACTGCATCACGTAACTTGACATCTGCTTTCATTCGTATGCCACTTGAAGGGATAGGTAACGTACTTGACAATGCGTTATATGATTTAGCTAATGGTGGTGCAGGCAAAGCTTTGTATGGTTTAACAAAAGGACAAACATGGAAAGATGCTTTTGCTCATCATAGTTTTCTTACAGCAAAAGATTTAAAAAAGTTTGATGATAAATTTCTAGGATCAGCCGACATGAAGAAATGGTATGATCGCATGTATGGTCAGATGAACGAGGTTAGACAGTTAACAGGTAGAAAAGAGAAGGGAGATATTGGTGCAGGTGAGATGACCATGCAACGTATTGAGAATGTTGTAGATTTTTTAAACATCCCTAACCGATGGCAAGAGTTTACAATTAGACGCTCCGTCATGTATGGAGAATTGCAGAGACAAATGAGAAGAGAGTGGGGACAGGACTTCTTTTCTTTAATGGAGAACGGAAAGTTAAATGCTGTTAAGGCAAACGATCCTAATTTACGTACCAACCTAAAGGCAAAAACATTTGATGAGTTGATGGAATCTGCTGCCAATAAAGCACTCGACATTACCTATGCAAAACAACCTAACACACCACCTCTAAGAGATATCACAACCTTTATGACAAAGTATGGTGGTACACTAATTATACCATTCCCACGTTTTATGTTTAACTCAATGGAACTTATGGGTAACTATGCCTTTGGTGCATCTATACCTCTAACTAAAAGAGTTATGAATACTGCCCTAGGAAAAAATCTTGAGGTGATGGGAGATTTGGATAGACAACGTGTGTCCAGAAACATAATTGGTATTACAACTGCGTTAGCTTTTATGCAGTACAGAGAAACATCTGAATCTCCTGATTATAAAATGATACCTATATCAGAACGTGCTGAAGTAGACACCACTCCACAGTTTCCAATGCGACAATTCCTATGGTTAGGTGAAGCATTGAAGAGAGGTAAAGAAGGTACGTTTGGTGAGTTTTGGAGTTGGAAAGAGTTTTCAGAAACATTTGGTGGTACTAACTTTAGAACAGGTACGGGCAATGTCATCATGGATGAAATCAATTCTATTGTAGATGGTGTAGATCGTGAGGGAGTTTCAGAAGAAAAGTTTGGACAAGTAGCTGGAGAACTAGTAGGTAATTATATAAGTTCATGGTCAATACCACTTGGTCAACTTGCAGACATGCAGAGAGCGTTTGGTGTACGACAAGATGCTATGAAAGATTATGAAGAGCAAGATAGAGGAATCATATCAGGATTTGAAAGGTTTAAAGCTGAAGCAGTAGAGCCTATTAAACGTAGAGGAGTTCTAAACTTGCTTGATCCTAGTGATGAAAGTCAGCTACCTGATAAGCAGTACATCTTTCAAGAGGGAGAAACTAAAGACAGAATAGGAACAGCCTTTAGAGCCTTTGGTGGTTTTAATATTTCCGAAAGAAAAAGTAAAGAAGGTCAGTTCTTTGAATCGTTAGGCTTAAAAGATTATTTGTATGATAGTAACTCCGACATACCATCTGTTAAAAATGCAGAGAATAAACTAATGAGAGGTGACTTACCTTTCTTAGTACAACAAATAAAATTGATAGAACAAAACATACTTGAAGAAGAAAAAGAAAAAGATAGGGTTGCTAAAGCAAGAGGTTATGATGTTGGTGGTGGCAATGCTCCATCGGCAGAGGAAAGAACCCGATTAAAAGTAAAGATAGAAGCTGAAGATCTATTAAAAGAATCAAGAAAACGTGCAGAAGAATTAGCAGTACCAGAAATGAAAGAAGAAAGATCGGCTGTGCTAACTCTAACTGCAGAATATCGTAAGATTAATTCTAAGAAAAGAAAGGTAGGTTACTATGACTTTAAAGCAAAGTATTATAGAGAGCCTAACTACATGAATGCTAACGATCTAGTAGAGTTAATAGAACTTAGCAAACAATAACTATCTCTTATCCCCATTGCCTTGTAGCGTACCGACTTTCTGTCTTCGCTCAAGCTTCTCAATATTTTGAGCAGCGATTGTGCCTAGTGATAGATTCAAATCATCAGCTAGTACAGCACAATACCACAGAACATCCCCAATCTCTGAAGATAGCTGGTACTTCCAGTCCGGGGGGAGTTTCTGCAACCCATCCCTCATAATCTTTTTTACCTTATTAGCCACCTCACCTGCTTCCCCGGATAATCCTAGGGCAGGATACATGATCCTGTGTTCAGGTGCATAGATGGCTGTTTTCTTTGCGTTCTCTTGGTAATCATCAAGTTGCATGGAACTGTGCTTTCTTTGTGTCCATGCATTTGCTTCCTTCTCCAATGATTTTACTCCCTTTAGATTCATACTTCTTTACCTTTCTTAGTCTATCGAAATAGGCTTTGTTCTGACCCCTACTCCATTCACGATACTGCATCGTGTCCTGATGAAAAGGATTAGACAACCTTCCTTTAGTAAAGTCATCTATACCTTTTCTATATTGAATCACCAATGGTGCGTCATACTTTCCTAAGTTTCTTTTTGCTCTGTTTCCCATACTATGCTCCTATGTCTACAAGTTCACATGAATCTCCACTACATGCAAGCGATTGACTACCTGCAGTAGTGTCTGTTTGTTCTTTCAAGTCTGCCCATTTTATTTTTGCTGGCATCTTTGATAGCATATCATTATACTCTTTCTCTGAACATTCTTGATAGGGTGCTTGCTGATAAACATGATCAGAGTGTGGCAAGAAAGATACACCTGACATATCAGTAAAGTATTTAAATACAAAAGCACCTACCTCTAGCCACTCACCTTCACGTACTGTTACTGTGATGGATGGCTTGTGTTCACACCAATGCTCTTGGTATATTCTCCACATCTCTAACTGTTCTATGGCTGTCATCTGATCTCTAGTTACTGATCCTTCAGGTGACTTGACAGGAAAACTAAACACTGTCACTTCATCTGCTTTCATTACACAAGGCTCATTAGGAACTCCTTGATCTTTCATAAACTGTGTAAGTGGATCTTTGTTATCTCCACGTACAGTACGGACATAGAATTGTGAATGTCTAGCGTGAATACCACTAGCCGAATCACATAACTGTGATACTGTACCACTAGGCTTGACGCATGTGATGGCAGTAGATTGTGGTATGTTTAATAGATCGGCATACTTCTTGTTGGTATCAATAGCTACCTTTCTAAAGATGTCTAACCTCTCACGTAATCCCATCTCTGTACCATTAGTCAATGGACTATCCATGATACCTGTAAGACTTACACCTAACAATCTTTCTTCTTCTGTATTATTCTTCCATACCTTTCTTAGATAAGGAAAGTTAGTAAGCTTAGATTGTAGTGTGCCTAAGATAGTAGCAATAGCAATCTTCTTTTGTATACTCTTACGTGTGTCATCTTTCCTAACGATGACCTCTGTAAGATTACAGAACTGATATGGTCTAAGAATAATCTCACTACATGGATTAGTACCAAAGTCATAGTCAGGATCTCTCCTACCATTCCTCTTGGCTTGATACTGTGCCGACACTCTATTGAATATGCCACGTTCACCTGACTTGGATTCCACTAATGAAGTCCACTCTCGTAAGAATGTTTCTGAATCAGGCTTGTCGGTGTACACGACAGAGTTATTAGACAATGCCATGTGTGGTGCAGTTTCCCACCACTGTCCTGTCTTAGCATGACGCATACGTATATCAGACAAGTTGGACAAACTGATCATGGCTGATCGCCTTACGCCGCCCACTACCACGATTTCACCTATCTTACACATGATACTGTGGCACTCATAACTTGTAAGCTTTCTGCCTACAGCACCTTTAAACATGTTGATAGTAAACTTGAACAGATCTTCTAATGGTGCAGGACCCGATGCCCTACCACCAAAGATCTTTAACCTAGCACCTGCAGGTCTAATTTTGCTGACATCATACGTGGGTATTTCTCCTGCATATAGCAATGCGAGTAGCATACGAAAGGACTTTGCCCATCCCTCTTTGCTATCACTAACGGATATACATGTGTCGCTGTTAAATAGTTGTTCAGGTACTTCAGGTAGCTTGTTGATATAGTTGCGTTCAACACTAAAGCCTACACCTGTACCACACAGTAGTATATACATAGCTTCATCAAAAGATTTAACATCATCGACAGGCAGATAGCTACAGTTGTATCCTGCAGTATTGTCACGATCAAGTGCTTTACCTGCAGTCATCAATGCTCTCATGGATGGCATAACCTCTAGGTTATATATGGCTTTCCATATTTTTAAGCGTGTTCTGTCGTGCATGATGTTGTCAACATTGGCTCTATACCAAATGAAGTCCACGTATCGTGTCACTGTTTCTTCCCAAGTTTCTCTTCTCCCCTCCTTGTCAAGCCATCTTGCATAACGAGAGGTGGCTATGAAGTTTTGATAATCTGTCGGTAATCCCATGTTAATCTCCTACTAATATTTTTATGTTGTTTAAATGGAAACCATCCACATCGTATATGAATGATTCTATCTGATCTCTTATGTCATCCGACAACTGTTCATCCACAGGTGCAGGATATTCTTCTGTATCTACTTCCAATGTTATATAGATTTTAGCTTTTCGTATTGCCATTGTCAACTACTTCCATCAATAATTCTAGATACCAATTAGCTTTCTTTAAATCTTCTATGCCATTCTTGTATCTATATCTCCACAAATACTTCATCACATTACCTTGTAAGTAGTATTCAAATCCTTCTCCACATGCTGATCGTAATGCTTCAATGCATTCCACACCATACTGATTATAGTGTGGTGGATGATTAACCATATCATCAGTAGATACTGTATACGTTCCTTTAAAGCTATCTTTACTATCTTCTGTCATATTATGCACTCCCATCTACATCGGAAAAGTTTATCTTAATAACATTTCCCTTGGTTTCCGTTTTATGTTTCTTCTTCTTTTCTTTCTCTTCTAGTACACGCTTCTCTTCTTCTACAAAATCTTCAAGTGCTTCCCTAATGTGTGGTTCTTCTTGCATCACAGGAACAGACGCACATATTAAGTTTGTAAATTCCATCATATAGAAAAAGTCATAGTCTGACAAGGGGTTATCATCAGATGTAATTATTCCCAATGTAACATTGCCAGTCCATTTGTTATTTGTATCTCTGTGTGGATGAACTCTGATAATAAAATCTTCTTCATCAATATCCATTGGTATTTGTTTCATCATGCCCTCACAATCTTTTTACGTGTGAATGAAATAAACTTTGGATATACTACCTTACCCTTTTCTTTCAGCCACGATTCAGGTATGACTCTATTGTCATATAGAAAGCCGTACCTCTCACACCATTCGGCATAGGTAGACTTTGCTCCCTTACGTAACTTACGTTTGTAATTCTCAAATATAAATCTAATGTCTAGCTTCGGATGTTGTTTCTGTATAGCAAGATGCTTACGTCTATCAAGTGCAGTAAACATTCCTTTTGTTTCTATGATTATACCATTTGTTAATACAAAGTCTGGAGTATACGTTCTGTATGCCAAGTCTTCCCACTCAATCTTCATTGGTTCGTACTTATATTTAACACGTAGTTGGGTTAGGTAGGTTGCTAGTTTCTTTTCTAGACCTGACCTATACCCATACTTACGTGCATTAGCGAACTGCCTACTATCCATTGACATAAGCCACGATTTTAGGATCTCTAGCCTTAGACATTTTCTGTGGCAGTTCCTTCATACTAGGATGGCAAGCCTTGCGATAAGAACAAAACTTACATGTGATGGGCAGAATTTTATTACCTGTAGGTTTACCTCTGAAGGTTTCATCAACAGGCTCAAAGCATCTTTGGAACTCATCATCTTCTACAAGTTTCATATTGTTTTTTATTTTCTTTACCTCTGACTCCACATCAATGTTATCTGCAGGTACGTACTTAAAATTGCCATCTTGTTTATTGACAACCCACCAACCACCAGCTTTTTTGCCAGCAGCTTTTGCATACCCAGCTAACTGTGACACGTAACCAAAGGCATCACCACTGTTTAAGGTGTCAAACGATTGAAACTTGTTTCGATAAGACCAATCTGATGCCGACTTAACGTCATCAACTGCATCATCAATAACAATATCATATTCTCCTGTAACCACACGTTGTGGGGAGTCCTCTCCCATATCCAATGTGACACGTTTAGAATCTTCATACTTTACTCCTGCTTCTTTTAGGATGCCTTTGAATACAGCTTCCACTATATCACCTAGCATCATGTTCATTATAAATGTAGTCGGTTTGGGTAACGCAGCTTGTGGCTTGTTCTTTTCAAACCACAGTTGGCATGATGGTCTGCCCACGTTGGACATACGAAAGGCAAACCCATCACGCTTGTTACCCCCACCGAACTGCTTAACAACAGCATTCCTAACATCCCGGCAGATCTGATTTACTGTGCTAGGAGACACAGTTGTCTGACCTTTAGTTGCCTTGTCTAGATACTGATGTATAATCATTTCGGCAGGGTGCTTCATTATGAAACCACTTCTGCAGTATCAATGTCAATGAACTCATCAAGTGTTTCTTTAAGAGTCGTATCATGGCTCTCTTTCTTGTGAGCATTCTCATTCCATTGGTTTAGGATATAGTCATTGTAATTTTTAATCCATAACATTAGGTTAGAGAACATAGTCTGATCATCATCACCCACCTCTATCGTACTCGACAGATCAAGAGTTGGACTAGGTAGGTAGAACACTGCACCACTTGCAAGTTTATTTTCTTCAGTACTTAAAGTGATCTCATGCTGTACAGGTAATCGTTTTGCTCTAGCACAATCATTAAAGCATTTACCTATACTCTTAAAAGCGTCTTTGTTCTCGACTTCCCAAATGAAAGCAGTCGGCTGAACATCAACGCTATTACCCGTTGCATCAACAGGATCGCTCATAGTGATCAAACCAAACACAACACGTACTCTCTTGCAGGATCGTATTAGTTGCTGTTGGTTTTCAGGCAAGGCTTTGAAATCTTCAATCCATCCTGATGGCTTACCACAGTTAAAGCCACCATCACTATCTTTAAGATCTATGTTAAGGTTGTCTGCCATGATAGTTTTGATGTACCTATTCTTGGTATCACCTTTACCCATGACGAATCTCTTATACATAAACCTTTGCATAAAGGGTCTTACCTTTATGTTCTTTGAAAAGTAAGTAGGACCATCGGGTATCTCAAGTTTGTACATACCACCTTCGACAACCTCTACGTTTACTTCTTTACCTTTTACTTCAGCCGTACCCATGATAGGAGTGTGGTGTATTCGTAACCTAGCAAGCGTACTTGCTTTCTCCTTGTTTGAATCTGACTTCTCGTTGGCTATGCCCATAGCTTTAGCCATTGCTGCGTAGTTATCTGTATTTATTGTGACCAAATCTGTCATATATTTCTCCTTTTTAATATGAATAGAATCATAGTTATATCATGCCACATCTCTAGTGTCAAGCCAATTATTACCTATTTTTGATTCAAGTAATAATGGTACATTAAAGTCTAGATTCCATCGTGTTTCTATTAGATTGATTAGTTCTTTATTGGTTTGTTGAATTACATCTAACACTGCTCCTCTCTCGTCTGGATGCACATCAATGACAATAGAATCGTGTACAGAATTAACTATACAACTTTCCATCCTGTCAAGCTTACTATCTATGTACAGTAGAGACAATGGCACTATGTCTGCCGTTGCCAAAGATTGTACAGGATAATTCTTTAGTTGCGTAAAGTGCGATACACCATTACGCTTACGTACCATATCAGGAAAAGCAAACTCTCTACCTGATGGTGTCTTGATCTTACCTTTGTTCAACGCTTCAGTTGCCAACTGCTTGTGCCACTTGGCTATACCTTTATACTTAGTATTGAACTGCTTGTAGTAGGAAGCTTCTGCAGGTGTTCTACCAAAGCCACTTGCACCATACAAGGGTGCGAAAGTATGTGCCTTGGCATCCTGCCGGGAGATCTTCTGACCTGCATCACTGATTACTTTAGCTGTGTAGCTGTGTACGTCAAAGCCTGTCTTCACTTCTTCAATAGCTGTGGCATCTTGTCCTAGATAGGCAGCCACACGAAACTCTAGCTGTGCAAAGTCAGCTTCAAGTATCTTACCATGTTTGAATCGTGATATGAATACCTTCTTCACAGGAAACGTACCACCTCTAGGCATGTTCTGCATGTTAGGATCTGCACCACTAAACCTGCCTGTAGCAGTGCGATGTTGCAGTAGTCGTACATGTAGTTTGCCATCTTGTTTGGTATGAGTTTGAATACCATCAATGAAGCTACTCAAATAGGTATCCAGGGCAGACAATCTACGAACACGCTGTAGAAATAACTCAGCGTCTTTCATACCACGTGATCGTGCTACCTTTTCAAGTATCTCCAGATTTGTTTTGCTTGTTGTGAATCCATTAGCACTCGCCCACTTAGGATTAGGTGGTGAGAACTTTAGTCCTGCCACAGCAGGTGGATCA